TGACCCACAACTAACCCGAAATCCATAATCAAAGATGGGTCAATTCTCGATGGAAAACCCGGGTCACTTCTCAGTGGAAATCAACACGGCAGGCTGATCTGCTGCATCCGCTCCCGAAGGTAGTGATACTGGATTTCGGCCTGCAGGTAGAACACCCGTAGCGGCCGGGGCGGCGTGAAGCCGAGAAACGGCACCCCCGCCGCCATGTGGACAAGCCACGAGATCAGGAAGTCACTTTTGCCGACCTTGGGCGCGCCGCCGAGCACCAAAAGCCCGCCCGGCGTCAGCACGCGAGGCGCGATGATGTCGTCGGGCATCGGGCTGCGATCATCGAGCAGCGCGCCAAGGCTGAAGGTCGGCAGCGGGCTCGCGGGGGCGTTGGGGCGGGCAGCACGAATGAGCGGCGGGCCGTTGCGCTTTACATGCAGGGCCCAGAGCCGTTCGGCCTCCGCCTGCAACCGATCAAGCGGCCATTCGGGGCGCAGCATCGCAGCGTTGTAGCCGCAGATCGCTTCCCAGCCTTCGGCAGGGTCAATGCGGCCATCGTGGACCAGGCGGACGTAATGCCCGATGGCGGCGCTCGCCCCCTGAAACCGCGACCAGTCATCCACGGCACCTTCGCGTACCGGGGTGGTCAGGACTGCATCGACGCCGGGCTTTGACGACGTTTAGCGGCGTGCTGGCCGTGCCCACGCCCGGCAGCGGTGGCATGTCGGCTACCCGTTCCGCGAAATCTGCCAGATCGACCTCGACCGGGTTGTGGTCGCGGATCTGCACCAGCCGCTGATGGCCGTGCTTGTGATAGACCGTACCCGCGACACGGATAGGCTGGTGCGCAGAGCGGAAATGCGTGTCGCCGCCGACCTTCACCGCGATATCACCGCGAAGTCGGCAAAGGGTGGCCAGATCCTCACCCTCGGCGGGTTCGGTCAATTTCCACCAGACATGCAGCTTGGCCGCGCCCTCGGGCGTACGGCCGCCGCTTTCCACGATCAGCGTGGGCGTGCCGAGGTGGCTGACGATGTGATCCAGCTTGGCCGGAATGTCACCCGCGTCGAGATCAACCACGAGGGCCTGCATCTGCAGCACGTCAGCGGCGCGGGCCTGGCCCTGTTCGGCGACCGTGCCGGGGATGACATAGACCGCAGCCCCTTCGCGGTTCGCCCATGCGGCAAAGGTCGCGAGCTTTTCGCGGGCAGTCGTGTCTGCCGCGATCCAGATGTTGTGCGGCTTGCCATCCCGGCCCTGACCCTTGTCGACAAAGCCGCGCAATGGGATCAGCCCCTCGCACCAACTGAAGACCGTCATCAAGAAAGATGGCGACCTGCTCAGGGTCGGGATCGCAGCTGGACAGGATGTCCGGCGGAGGGCCGTCGTTGAAGTCCATCCAAGGGTTGAAGTGCAGGATGCTGTCGTCGCTCACCTCTCTTGCCTCCAGCAGCGCGCCGCCCATGGGCAGAAGCGGCATTCGAAGAAATCGGGGCTGGCGGCAATGCGCGGGAGCAACTCGCCCGCATCCGTGGCTTGCAGGATGCGCACCCCGCGATCCGACATGCGCTGCGCGAGATCGGCATCGAAGGGCACCTGTTCGTGGTGCATCTCGGCCGTATCCTTGTTGATCGCGGTGAATATAGCGGGCGCGGCGCTGATGCCGGGCACACTGGTTTCCATGTAGGCCTGATAGACAGCGATCTGGGCGGCATAGACGGGCTTCGATTTCGTGACACCGTCCTTGACGCAGGCGCGCCAGTTCTTGGCGTTCATTGTCTTGCATTCCCAGAGCGCGGGAACGGCGAGGCCGAAGCCTTCAGGCCCGGCGGCAATAATGCCATCGACATGGCCCCGGATGCGCCCGCCCGCGACGGAAAAGCCGAACTGGCCACCATCGGGCCGGTTGCCCTTCCGGGTGAAGAGATCAAACCCCGCGCCGCGCAGCCAGGCGACCGCCAGATCCTCCAGTGCATGGCCGATGGCAAAGATGCGCAGCGCCTGCCCGCTGAAGTCTTGGCCATCGTCTTTCGGCGTGGCCGTGAATTCGAACTGCAGGGCGCGCTCGCAGGCATGGCCGAGGCGCGACCCGCCCAGATAATCGCGGGGCGTGCGCGTCGCCTGATCAGCGGTCAGGGCCTGATCGACGGTGGCATTGACCTGGTCAGCGAAGCTGGGGCGGTGGTTGAAATCCAGCGTCAAAACGGCACCTCTGGCGCATTGGCTTTGGCTATGTCGGACATGGCCTCGCGGAAGCCCTCGACGGACTCCTCGATCAGGGCACGCACTTGCGCCTCGGTCAGACCACCCAGAGGGGTGCCCCAGCCGATCTCGTCCATCAGCAAGGCGACGCGCTTCATGGTGGCGGCGATGGCCGCGCGCTCTTCATCGGTCAGGTCAACCATGACCACACGCTCCCGCGCCAAACGCGTCCAGTAGCCTTGGCAGGACATCGAGCAGAACCAGACCGATGGCCGGGGCCGCTTCGAGCGGTGCGGATCGAACCAGCCAAAGCCACGGCTGGGTTGCCGGCAGACAGCACAGAGCGTTCCACGCGGATGCCAAAGCCGCCGCCGGTCCTCGGCCGTGATGTTGGTGATGGAGGTCATGGGTCATGCTGCCCTCCGTTCGGGGCTGGCCGCGCTGTCGATCAGCTGGCGGATGGCGCGCTTGTTGAAACCGAAGGTCATCATCGCCGAGGCGCGGTAGCGCGTCAGGCCGAAGTCATGGCGGCACTCGGGCGGCAGATATTGCAGCTGCTTTTCGGTCGGCGGCTGGCGCAGCCAGGAACGGGTCTTGAAGGCGCTTTCGTCGGTTTCGTGGGTGTTCAGCCAGTCGTCGGCCTGCGCAAGGCACACGGTGCGTTCACCGACACCCAGCAGATGCGGGCGCTCATTCTTGCCACCACCCAAGGCGTACCAGACCCCGTCCAGCCAGAAGATGCCGCCCCAGGCGGTGAAGCCCGTGGCCATCAATGCATCATCGGTGCCGAAGAGATCGACCCATGCGAAGCTGGATCGCTTCAAAAGGTCGATCTCTGTCATGATGAAACCCGACAGCGGGGCTACGCCACCGCCTTCACCGGCATCGTCATCTTCCCGCGGGAAAACCTCGCCACAGAGCGGGCATTCGGTTGCGGCCAACGGGATCTCCGCGCCGCAGCCGGGGCAGGACTTGGTCGGGGCCTCACCAGCCTCAGTCTTGCCCTCGAGATCGACATCCTGTTCCAGCGTGCCGTGGATCAGGCTCGAAGTTCCGAAATCCAGCACCACGCAATCGGTTTTCACGATTCCCGGGTGTTCTTCCGGATCCACGATACGCAGGCCGCGCCCGACCATCTGGATCATGGTGGACTTGTAGGAACTGGGGCGCAACAGCACGACGCAGGAGGTGGGCGGGTGGTCCCAGCCCTCGGTCAGCACCGCCACGTTGACGATGACGCGGATGTCGCCTGCCGCATAGTCGGCAAGGATGGCCTTGCGGGTGTCGGACGCCAGGTCACCGTGGATCAGCGCCGCCGTGATCCCCGCCGCGCGGAAGGCTTCGGTGACGTGTTCTGCATGGGCCACGGTGGAACAGAAGATGACGGTCTGGCGGTCGCCCGCCTTTTCCTTCCAGTGGCGGATCACCTCATCGGTGACGGGGGCACGGTCCATGATGCCCGCCACCTCCGCCATGTCGAAATCCGACAGGGTCTTGCGGACGGACCGCAATTCGTCCTGCACGCCCACGTCGATGACAAAGGTCCGGGGCGGCACAAGGTGGCCCGAGGCGATCAATTCGCCCAGACGCACCTGGTCGGCCACGTTGTCAAAAACCTCACGCAGTCCCTTCTTGTCGCCCCGGTTCGGCGTCGCCGTGACCCCGAAGATACGGGCATCGGGATTGGCGTCCCGCACCCGGTCGATGATGCGGCGGTAGCTGTCGGCCACCGCGTGATGCGCCTCGTCGATCACCAGCAGATCAAGGCGCGGCATGTCGGCCAGGTTCGAAGCCCGGGCCAACGTGGGCACCATGGCGAAAGCGACCTGACCACCCCAGGATTTCTCGGTGGCATCGATCACCGAGGTGGAAATCCCCGGCACCACCCGCTGGAACTTGGCGCGGTTCTGGGCGGTCAGCTCGTCGCGATGGGCCAGCACGCAGGCTTTGGCACCATCGCCGATCATCTCGCCGGTGACCGCCGAGAGCATGATGGTCTTGCCCGCGCCAGTGGGTGCCACGCCCAGCGTGTTGCCGCGGGAGGCGAGCGCAGCCACACTACGCTCGACGAAGGTTTTCTGGCGGGGGCGCAGGCGCATGGCCGATCCCCCCTTACTGGGCCCAGCTCGGCCGCCCGGCATTGCCGGGGGCGGAGGCGGGCTGGCTGGGTCGGGCGGCGGCGGCAGTTTGCTGCGGGGCATAGCCTTGCGGGGCGGCGTTGCTGATCGGCAAGGCTTCCGTCCCCATCACGGCGGCATAGTCGCGGTGATCGGGAGTGACAGCGCCCCGCACCTCGTTCTTGTCGTCGCCGTTGGTGTCCTGGCCAATGTCGATCCGGGCCACGAATTCCAAGCCGTCCAGATCGCCGAAGCCTTTGATGCGACGGCGGGCCTGCGCTTCGGCCGAGTTGTCCTTGTCGGAAATCCCGCGCGCCGAGTTCAGGATGCCGCGGATCAGGCTGCGGCCCATGTTGGCCCAGTCCGGGCCCTTGGGGCTGTAGAGGCCGATCAGCGACCAGATCTTGCGGCGCGCGTAGGGCCCGTCGACCACCGTGTATTCGGCGTCGAGATAGACCGCACCGGTCGCGGCGCGCTTTGCGAAACCGCCAGTCCAGCCCTGCGACGGATCATCGAAGCCGCCGGGGCGGATGGTAAGCCGCACCTTGGCCAGCGTGCCCTTGGGGATGACGTTGGAGTTGGATTGGGCCGAGTTAAAGTCGTTCCAGATACCGGACATGGCGCGGTTCCTTTCAGTTGGAGGTAAGGACGCGCAGCGGCGTCAAACGGGAAAAGCCATCGCGGGGCCCGGATCGGGACATCCGGTCTGGCGAGATGCGATCAGCCATTGACCGGCACCTCCGCAGCGGCAGGATCGGTCGTGGCGATGGCCGGGTAATTCAGACGTTCCGATGCGGGGCGGATCGGGCTCTGGATCTTGGCCATCAGCCGCCCGAGGTGGGGTTCCTCGACCATGGCCAGACGCCCCGAACGATCCTTGGCCGGATAGCCCCAAGGATTCAGCGTCTGGCAGACAAAGGTGCGCTGGGGTTGGCCATTGCCATCGGCAATGTCGGCCATGGTGATGACCTGATCGACAATCCCCGGCAGTTCCAAGCCGGTCTTGCTGCCATCGATCTGCGGCTGAAAGACCTTGCGATTGAAGTCGTCCAGCTTCTCGTCAAGGATCCCGACGAACCAGACATGCTTGCCGCGTGCGTGCTGCAGGTGGGTCAACCACCCGATCATCTCGCGGCCATGGAGCCCGTAAGCACCCCGGATGTCCGGCTTGCCGGTCTTGTCCGAGAAGGCTTCGGGCTGACCCCGGCACCACTGAAAGCAAAGACGTCCCGCCACGGTGATGCTGTCGATGAAGATGGTCTCATAGCGATCCACCATGGCCGGATCGCCGAACCGGCCGCAGACTTCGTCGAAATGGGCCTGGCTGTAGGGCTGGTCCTCACGCAGAGCCGGGT